CCCATGGCCCCGAGGAAGGCTTTGAGATCCGGGGGGCGAAGGCTGGCAAGGTCGTCGTCGTTGATGGCCTCAATCACAGGAGCGTACTTCCCGGCGCTCTTACGGTTCACGACGAACTCGTCCCGTTCGGCCTCGATCACCGTACCGCCCTGACTGTGGCGTTTGCCGCCCACCCATCCCCCATCCTCGAACTGGTCCGGCTGGCTGGCGGCTCGGCTCTGGGCACGGACCTTGGCGAAGAATGCGTAGATGCTGGCAATCTGGGCGAAGGCCGCAATCAGTCCAACGCCGAACGGCAGGGTGCTGAAGGATGCGATAAGGTTGGCCGAGGAAGTCGCTAAGGCTGCTGCCTGTGTCACCGCATCGATGGCTACCTGCTTGCGGGCGATCTGCTGGCGTTCAGCGATGGCAACTTTGCGCTGCGCTGTTGCGTCCCGCTCGGCTTGATTCACCGCATCAATTTCTGCGCGGATGGCGTCCGAGTTGTTGGCGTAGCCTTCACGCTGGGCCTGAAGTTCGCGTTCGAGTTCCCCGGTAAGCTCCGACCGCCTGCGCTGGGCGTCCGCGATAATCTGGTCCGTTGCCTCAATACGGGCGTCCACCTCTGCCTGCTGTGCTTCCAGTCCGGCCGCGATGATTTCCTGCGTGGCGGCGAAGATGTCCGCGAAGGCACCCTGCACCCGTGCCTTGTCGGCCTCCTTCACTCCAAGCAGGTCCAGCAGGTCCAGCTTCACCGGGTTGTTGGAGAGCTCCGCACGGGCACGGGCGATTTCGGCCAGAATCACGGCAAGGTTGGCCCGTACCAGTTCGGCCTCCTTGCCGGTCTGCCCCTCGATGATCTTGAGCTGGGCCTGTGCGCTGGCCTCCTTGATCGCCAGCAGTTCCAGTTCCTTGCGCCGAGCAAACACCTTCTCGGGCTCCCCTTGATTCTGCAAGGCGTTCACCCGGGCAGTCTGGATCTGCTCGTCCAAGGCAATGGCGGCCAAGGCGGTCTCACGTTCAAAGCGGGCCTTCTCCGCCACGATGAAGCGGCGGATCTCCACCTCATCCACACCGGCTTTGCGCAGGTCATCGGCCCTGGTGGTCAGTCCTTCGAGGAATGCCGCCCGTTCTCGTTCGTTGCTGTCCTCGATCAGTTCGATGCGCAGACGGGCCTGTTCTTGAAGAAGCTGGTCCACGGCCTCCAAGTACCGCTCCTCGGCCAACAGGCGCAAGGCGTTGATCTGCTCCTGCTGCTGGGCCGGTAGGCGGATGTCGCCGTTGTCGATCAGCGCATCGGCCCGGGCGTCCTTCTCGGCATCGCTCAGGTCCTGCCATGCCTGCACGCCGATCCGCTTCTGGAGTTCGATGGCCGCCAGCTTGCGCTCGAAGCCCCGCTGGAGTTCGTCCACCTCCTCCTGTGCCACTTCGCGCTCGATGCGTGCACGCTCGAAGGGGTCGTCCTGCCCGGCTGCTTCCCGCTGGGCGTCCAGCAGGCGGCGGGCAAGGTCCTTGGCCGCTTGGACCAGTTCATCGTTCAGTGCCTTTCGCTGCTGCGCGTTCTCCTTGGCGCGTTCCAGCGCCTCCTTTTCAATCTGGGCCAGTTCGTTCTCAGCGGCCCGACGCACTACAAGCGTCTGGCTGTAACTGTTGGAGGCTTCGGCAAGAATTCCATCGATCTGCTGCTGGCGGTCGCGGATCTCCTCTGTCGTCAGGTCCCCAGTAGCAATCAGCACATCCAAGGCCCGCTGGAGTTCGGTCGCGTCCTTTCGACGTGCGGCTGCCTTGGCGTTGATGGCCTCGATCTCCGCGTTCGCGCTGTCCTGAACCAGACGCCTTGCCGTAGCGAAGTCCCCCTCGCTGGCCGCAATCCGCTGGCGTGCGATGTCAAGGTCCGTGAGCTGCTTGTCCAAGTCGATGGTTTGGTCGCTGATTCCCCGGAACTGGTTCAGGCTGTCGAACAGGTCGTCCCACTGCTTCATGGCCTTCTCCGCGTCATCCCCGGAGGTTGCCACCGCGATGGCCAGGGCACCCAAGGCCGCCACGATCAGGAAGATGGGGTTGGTGAGCAGCGACAGGGTGAAGGCTTTGACGCCTGCCGTGGCCGCCGCCCATCCGGTAGCCGATGCCCCGGCAGCAGCCCCCGCCGCAGCCGTAGCCGTTCCGCTGGCCACCGTTGCCGCCGTCTGTGCCGCCGTGGCCGTGCTGGTGAGGCCCAAGGTCGCCCGCAGGGTCTTGAGCGCATCACCGAAGCCGCCCGTGAACTGCTGGAGGCTCTGGGTGGCGAAGAGCAGGGATTGGAACCCGAAGATTACCTTCTGGAGCCCTTCATTATCGCCAGCCAACAGCCCGACCGACTGCTGAACGGCTGACAGGCCAGCCACAAGGGAGAACTGCAACTGATTGAACGCCTCGAACTTCTTGTCGGGATTGAAGGCATCGAACCGGGCCGAAAGGTCTCCTACTTCGTCTGTCAGCGCCGCCACCCGCTGTTGTGCCTTTAGCGCCTCCTCGCTGTCAAGGCCGAACTCCGCAGCCAAGGCCCCGGCCTCCAACTTCGCGGCCCGTAGCTGCCTTTGCAGGCTGACCACCGGATTGTTCACTTGCTCGAAGTCCGCAGAGAGGTCCTCCGCCTCAACTCCGGCCGCAGCCAGTTCCTGCACAGCCTCGGCAATGGCCGCCACGAACTCCTCGCTTTCGATGCCCACGGCACGCACCTCATCGCGGATAGCATCGTACTCCGCTGCCGTCAGCTTCACGCTCTTGGCAATCTCCTGCTGGGACTTGACGGCGGTGGCCCCCAAGCTGGTGAGTGATGCCTTACCGCTGGTGGATGCAGTGCGGGCCGATGCCGCGATGGCCTCAAGGTTATCGGATGCCTTGGTCGTCTGGTCGGAGACTCCCTTGACGGATGCCTCCAGCCCCTTGGTGGATGCCGTGGCCGCGTCAATGCCCTTGACGAAGCCGCCCGTATTGGATGCCGCCACCGCCTTGCCCAGCGCCGTCACGACCTTGGTGCCACCCTCTACGGCCTTGCTGAACTGCTGCGCATCCTTGGCGCTGTCCTTTAGGTCCGCCTGGATGCCGTCAGTCGCCTTCCCGGTCTCGGTCCGAAGCTGCCCCACGGCCTGAGCCATTGCCCGAAGGTCGTCGAACAGACTTCCCGCCGCCTCGAACTCCAGTTCCACCTTCTTCGCCATGGCCTTGTGCTTTTTTGATCGTTGCTGTCTTTTCCCGGATGTACTGCTGCTGTGCCCTCAGTGCGTAGAAGAAGTCGAACACGTCCATCGCCCTCCACACGTTGGCCTCTCCCATCTTCCCATCGCTGATCGCTGCCATGAGGCCATGGTGCCGGGCCTTTATGCGGGCGATGCGTTGGGGGTAGTACTCGGGGAGGGTTGGCCCTTCGCGCTTTCCGCCTTCGTCGTCGCCCTTGGTGAAGAACTCAGGGAAGCGGCTCTGTAAGCCGCGAGAAAGCCGGGAATAGAACGAAGGGCAAAGCCGAAAAAATACCCCATGTCGATGCCCTCGGCCTTCCAGTCGTCGATCTTGTCCTGCACGGTCTGGTCGTCGATCGTGCGCAGGTCTTCACCGTCGCGGACCAGGAACAGGGCGCACAGCTTGAGCACCGCGTGGGGCTGGGTGGTGCCCACCAGGGTGCAGCCGATGGACAGGTCATGCAGCAGGACGGCCATCTCGGCAAAGACCTTCTTGCCCGTGGCCACCTCGTTGCACAACTCGAAGGCCCGGTTGATGCCGCCTTGGATCTCCTCGAATGTGCGGCCGATGCCGATCTCCGATTGGTAGAGTTCGTAGGCTTCGTAGCGTTCGACCGTCAGGGATGTGACAGCCGTGTACCGCTTGCCGTTGGCATCGAAGGACCGGGTTTCGGGGTCCAGCTTGCGAAGGCCCACCCAGGTGTGCTCACTTACATTAGGTTCTTGATCCATCGGTAGAGTGCTGTTATGGCATGGGCGAAGATAACGGCACTGCACGCGGCGAACAGGTGGGCAGCGATGGATAGCAGTTCGCAAGACCAAGGCAGCACGATGGAGAAGGACCATAGGGCCAGTTGCCCGCTGAAGCAGTTTTGACAGCCACCCAGTGGGGAGGCGATCCACGATGTCCAGCCTCCGCGCTCATGTGCCCATCGCAGCAGGTCGAACCACTTGTTCAGGGGCGTATCATTCTCGGCCAGCACTACGGCATAGACCACACCTACGAAGGCGCAGGCAAGGCCCCAAAGGAAAGCCGTCAGTATCAGCACCGCAGCGGTCATGGCAGAAGTTCTTGCGGCCAGTCGGGCGGTTGTGCATTGATCGGTCGGTAGAAGATGTCTTCCGTAGTCTCGTACCAGTCGCCGATGCCCGCGTTGCCGTTGGCGTCCAGCACCACCGAATCATGCGTCAAAGGATAGGTCCAGTCGGGAGCGTTGACCGGATCCCACTCCACTACGTTGAGGACGTATCCCGATTTGATCACAGCGTATCGTGCCATCCTGTTAGATTTTGTAGATCTCGTAAACGTAGACGATGCCATCACCGCCGTTGCCGCCATCGCCGCTGATGCCATCGCCCACACCAACGGTCCCTCCGCCGCCGCCGCCACCACCTGCGGAGATAGCACCATTCCCGCCGTTACCAGCATTGGCTAATGCCGTACCTGCACCGCCTCCTCCACCACCGCCGCCAGCACCATTGGTTGTTGCGACACCATAGGAAGATAGCAGCGTAAGAACTATGTTGCCTGTGCCGTTCCCTCCATTGCCAGCACCTGTTGAACCGGGCAATCCCTGACCCGTCAGAGCAGCTCCATTCCAAACATCGCCGCCCCCTCTTGCGGAAGTTGTGTTTCCACCGACTTGTCTTGATCCACCATTGCCACCCGGAGCGCCACCCGGAGCGCGGCTGCTGTTGGTAGTAAACTGAGGGACACCCGTTGTAGGCCAATAATATCCCGCACACCCACCTACGTTGCCAGCTCGCATTGCTGGATGTCCAAGCATAATGTTAGATCCCTTGAGTGGCGTACAGCCTACTACGTCACGTCCTGTTTCTGCCCCTGTTCCTACGGCTCCACCCAATGCAACAACGTGCGTTCCGAAGGATGCATCGCCGCCAAGGGTGCCAGCGATACCAGCACCATCCGTGTTGCGTCCGGGCGCACCTGCACCGCCTAACGGCACGGTGACAGACTCTGTGCCACCAAGCGATGCCGCTGCGATAAAATCCCACACCACCCATCCGCCACCACCGCCTGATCCACCCGTGGCCTGTATCGTTGTGCCTGTGCGAAGGTCACCACATTCACCACCACCACCAGCACCCACGCACACGACGAACGCGCCGACGAACGATGCGTCAGCTGGCTTGTTCCAGGTGTCGCTGGCCGTGTACTCTCGAAGAACGTTAGCGGGTGCTGCCACCACCCATGCACCGCTCACCAGCGAGCCGACGTCGTTGCCGTTGCTGTCGTGCACATCCACAGGTGCCGTGGCCCCGCAAGGGTCGGCCACCGTGCTATACGTCGTGCCGTTGATAGTCACCGTCAGGTCCGCACACGGCACTTCGTTGCCACCGCAGTAGGCACCGATGGTAGCCTGCTCCACCGTCACGCTGGTCGCGCTCCAGTCAGCATCCCACGGGAAGGTCTCACTTCCCAACGCAGCATCCACGTCGCTACCCGGCTTCACCAGCCGCCACCTGCTCCCAGTGTACTCCAGGTTGTGGCTGCCATCCAGCGTGTAGACCTCGCGGCCGTTGAGCGTGCCGGTGACCAGGTAGGTGCCGGTGACGCTGCCGCCATCCTGCACATAGGCCGCGTCCAGCAGGGTGCCGCAGTCAAGGTTTCCGCTCGCTCCGCTTGGAACAGACAGCACAGGCAGACCATCGAAGGTCACATCTGCATCGGGTGCAACAAGGTTTAGCGATGCGCCACACGGGTCAACAACAACTCCCGATTCAAGTTCGGTATCGTCGGTGTTCACCAGGCTATAGGACAGGTCATCGCATGGCGGGCATTCCGGCACCACCCACTCCGTACCGTTCCAACTTCCTACTTCAAGGCCACCTTGCGTTACTGCGATAGCCACGCTCTCACCACAGGGATTCGGCACGATGATCACACCATCCTCCGCGTTGATGCTGATAGTCAAATCATCGCATGGCGGGCATTCCGGAACCACCCATTGACCGCCTATCAACTCGCCTACGAGAACATCGCCCTGCACTACTTCGACCGAAGCGATTCCACCGCAAGGGTCTTCGATGGTAGCATACGGCTCACCGTTCACACGAACAGACAGCGGGTCGCACTCCCCGCCATCGCAATCCAAGCACTCAGGACCAAGCTGTTCAGTGGTCAATCCGGTAACCGGATCCGTGAGCTCGTCGCAGGTGAACTCCGATGGATTTCGGCGCTTCTTTGTCACCGGAGGCGTCCAGCAGGCATCGTCATCGGGTACCGGGGCCTCCTCGCAGCCAGGCTTGATCCGGTAAGTGGCCGTAATGTCAACCGCAAAGGCATCAAAGGGCCAGAGCAGGTACTGGCGTGCTGCTTCCGGGTAGGTGTACTGGCTGAATATCGATGCACCCCGCTGGGGGAATCCATCGACCTGGTGATTCAGCCCGATCAGCGTGTCCGTGTTATACGGCTGCCCCACGTTCAGGTCGTTCACGAACTGCTCAATGATGCGGTCCGCTGCGTTCGGGTCGCTGCCGAACTTGGCGGTATTCACCCAACAGACCAAACGGAGCGATGCTGAGTAGAATGTTCCGCGTGTGCGCGTGGATTCGCGGGTCGTTCCACGGTCCTCGAAGTACACCATGCACCCGTAGCGGTCATCCGGCACCATGTCGCGAATCGTGGCAGGGTCGCAGGCATACGCCTCGTCAACGTCACCGGCCACCGGGATCACGATCTCCTTGCCTTCACGCTGCTGCCTGGCAACGCGGGTGAGGCCGCCGATCTTGTCCACGTAGGTGAACGCCGCGATGCGGTCCTTGAGGATGGTGGCGATGCGGTGGATCATCGGTTCAGTCCCAAGCTACGGCCTGGTCGATCAGTCGGCGTGCCTCGTTCCATGCTTGCGCGGCCTTCATGGCTGCCTGCTGGGCGGCCCGAACCTTCGGGAAGCGTGCGGCAAGCGGAGCAAGGGCCTGGGCTACGTCATCCACGTCACCGGCGTTGAACATGTGGTCCTTGAACCGGCCTCCGGGGCTGGGGGCTTGTCCTGCGGCAATGGCCCGCTTGCCCGTATCGGTCAGACTGTTCCACTCGGCGTCGGATACGCCTGCGGGTTTCTGAATCTGTCCGATCGGCATTGCCCGACCGCCTTGGTATTTTACTGCCATCGTTGTAGGTCTTTATGATTCAAGGAATCGTTCGGCGAACCCGGTCATCCGCTCTTTGCTGTCCGCCCCGAGTTCGTTCACTTCTTTCTCCGACAGGCTGAACCAGTCCTTCCGGTAGTTGTCGTTGCCCTCCATCTTGCCCCGCGTCTCTTCGGTACGGCCCGTCACAATCACTTTGACACCCTTGTCCGTGTCAATCACTTCGGTCAGGCCGATGTTCGACAGCATCCGCCCAGTGAGCGTGAAGTTCACAAAGCCCGTGAAGCGTCCAACGGGCTGGTCACCAGATGCCGGTGCAGTGGCCCGACGTGCCCGCTGCTTGGCCGACTTGTTGCCGCCGACCGCTTGCCGCTTGAATGCTTCGTAAGCGGGCGTGTAGGGTTTGAAGGGCGTCCCGTTCTGGTCGCGCCCCGTCTCGCTTACCCGCTGGATCACCTTGGAAAGCCCGTCCGTGGCGACCGTCTCCATCTCGGTGCGCAGGGCACTCTGAAGGACTGGCACCAACTCGTTCAGGCGGGCTTCCAGGGTTTCGAGGGTCATGGTTCAGGTCGTGAGGTCCCGGATGATGCCCTGCATCTTGGTCATCATCTCAAGATACTGCCGCGCCTTGGACAATCTTTCCGGATCGTTCGTGGCGCGGCCAACAGACTGCATGGCTGCCAACGCCCTGACCAGCTCACGCTCCGCTTGGAATACCTCGCGCTTGATGCGGGCGATTGTTTCCATCGTTCCGGGGTTCAATGTGGGGCCTTGCATGACTGCCTTCCCCCCTTGGTATTTAACTGCCATCGTTGTAGGTGTTTGGGTTTACGGGTTAATGGTTTCGAGGGTCATGGGTCACTCCTTGATCAGCATTTGCGCTTCCACCACGCGGGTGATTGCGTTCTGAAGGATTCCGCTCAGGCGGTTGGCCTTGGCGCGGTCCATGCCCGGAATCCGTCCGACCTGCTGTTGGATGGCCTCCAGTTGGTCCAAGGCGTCGTCCATCTTTCTCGCAACCATGGAGGCTTCCCGTGAGTTACCCACCGGTATGATTCAAGGAATTGGGTCATGGGTTACGCTTTCACCAGGTAGTGACGGCGCATGAATTGCTCAAGCGTTTCTCCGTCCATGATGTCCTTGAAGATGATACCCTCTTTGGTGGTCTTGCCAAGTGCCACCATGGTCCTTTGCATCCTGATCCCAACCCTTGAATCGTAATACCCGGGCTGTTCTTGGATGTTCATCGGCTCAAGGAAGAAGCCAGGCGGCATTGTCGTCTCCTTGAGTTTTTTGGGGAGACCCATTAAGATCTTTCTTGCGTTCTCAAGGGCTGGGACCCTGAATGGTACCGCCTTGCCGCCTTGAAATTTCACTGCCATCTTAGCTTAGGATTGTGCTACGCCGCATGCCCCAGCGGTCCTTACACCGCCGACAGTCGCCGTAGCTGTTGATGTTCTGCTCCTCGGAAAACTTCACGCATAGGTACCCTTGGATGCCCTCGCTGAAGGTCTTGTTGTAGCTATCACGTAACGCCTCAAGCTGGTCGCCTGCCGTCATCGTGTAGCGGTTGATCGATGTGCTTTGCAGGATCTGGGTGATCAGGTTTGCCCCGGCCTTGAACCGCATGGTGTGGGCCAGCACGTTCATCACCTCGTCAAATCGGTAGTTCGGGCTATCCGGGCAGAAGGTGCTGCGAATATCGCACTCGAACTGGACCTTGATCAGAAGGCCCTGCGTAGCGTTCACCGTACCCCATTCGCTGCGGCGGTCCAGGTCGTTGCCGCTCGTGCCAGCAGCCATGCACCACTCGGCCCACAGCCTGCCGTTCTTCTGCTGGATGCTCTGGTACTGCGGACGGTTCTCGTCCCATGTGGGCCTGAAGCCTCCGCAGCCGCAGGAGCACTCGCTGTTCATTGCTGTCAGCCCTTCGGTGGGTTCGTACATGGCCCAGAAGCGCGGATTGCCGGTGCCGAGCTCGCTCATGTCCAAGTCCAGCGGCTCGGGGAGCGTGGTCCATACGATGCGGCCGGACGTGGCGGGTAGCGCGTAGGTGATCAGCGGAACATCACCATCGTACTCCGTGCGGCCGTAGATGCTCACCGGAATCGTTGCAGGGACCGTGCCCTTGAAGGCCGTGGCGATGGCAACGATACGGAAGTGACCGCCCCGGACCTTCGCGGTCTGGATGGTCATGCCGTGGTACGACTTGGTGAGGCGGTGGGCTGTCTTGGCGGCGTTCTTCTCGTCGCCGATTACCGCGATGCCATCCTGCCTGCGGGCGTCCGTCCCCGCACCGATGCAGGCCCCGAGCTCGCTGATCGTGTCCTCGATGCCCGATGCCCGCGCCTTGTCCAGCATGTCCCAAAGGCCACCATCACCGCAGTCCTGCGCGTTGGATAGCAGTTGCAGGGACAGGCCGGGGAGTTCGTCGAGGAACAGGCCGCTCTCGCTGACGTTGGCCCCCACGGCGATCGGGTCCACGCACGCGCAGTCCTTGCGGGATAACCCGAAGACGTCAGTGAAGCAGGCGAGGTCGGCGCTCATGGGTTAGCGGCCGTTGCGTTCAACGATGGAGTTGATGAACTTCCGCAGCATCTGGTCTGCCTGCTGAAGTGCCCGCATTTCCTCGGTGGTTGCAACGCCAAGTTGCGAGACCTTGCTCAACAGGTCGGACATAGCGCCTTGTGCTTCAACCATGGCCGGTGAAACATTCCTGAAAGCGGCCATGTATGCCTGACGACGAGCGTCCGGTTGTCCCGCTGGGACCATCCTGCCCCCTTGTACCTTCATTGCCATAGTCGTGTGTGTTTCGTTGTTTACTGGGTTACAATTCGCTGGGCAGAGTTCTGCGCCATGGGTTAGCGGTTGGCCACTTTTTGAACCGTTGTCAATGCCGACGCCAAGGCTTTCTGGATGCGCTGAAGGTCTGCGTCCGGGATGCTTCCTTCTGCCTCAGTCATTACACGGAAAAACCCCTGATACGCTGGGTCGAACTTGTTGATCGCCCACTCACGAAAGACCGACTTTGCCTGCGGGTTGACCGGAACCGCCTTACCGCCTTGGAATCGTACTGCCATGGGTTCTGTGTGTCTCGTTGTTTTATTCCTTGATCAGCGGGCTGCTTTCTCTACTTCCATCATCACGGATCGAAGCATGTCTTCAGCGTCCCGCAATTTCTTGAAACGCTGCGCCGTGAAAGCATCGCTCATGCTCAAGGTGTTTCGCATGTTCGACAGGTCGGCGACAGTCTGCGCTGCTTGGCGCATGAAGGCGATGCGCTTTAATCCCTTACCGGGGTCGCTTTCCGCTGGCACCATCCGCCCGCCCTGTACTTTCATTGCCATAGTCGTAAGTGTTTCGTTGGGTTACTGGGTTACGATACGTTGGGCAGAGTTCTGCGCCATGGCAATCGCCGACTTGGAATCGCGCAGCGCCTTGACAACGGCCTCGATCTTGGTCGGGTTGACGTCCCCCGGCTTTGCGCTGCCTTGGATCTCGCTTACCCATTGAAGGGCCTCATCGACCTTGCCTAATTTCAGGGCTTCTTGCAGTCTAAACTCACGGTTTCGGAGCCAATCCCTGCGGGCCACTACGTCCCGGGAAAGTGGGACCATGCGTCCGCCTTGTACCTTCATTGCCATGGGTTTGTGCTTTGTTGATGGGTCAAAGGTGCACCGCTTCTTTCAAATATGCAAGCGACCGGGTAATTTTGTTCGGTTCAAATGTATGGGCAAATGAGACCGGCCCGAGGTCTCCCCCGGGCCGGTCCCAAATTGTGACGCCGTGTCCCTTAGCTCGGCGCGTTGCCGCACACGAACTTCAGCACACCGGTCCGGTCGTTGTCGCATCCCAGAGGGTTCAAGAAGATGTCGCCACGGGTCTTGATCTTCCACACGTGCTTCACGTCATCGTTAGCGCACTTCTCCTGGTAGGCCACATCGTACACAATGCCGGGCAGGCTGTTGGACGGGATGGTGTACCAACGCTGTGGGCCGTCTGCCGTGTAGATCTCGCGACCTGCTGGACCGTAAGCCTCGTGGCGGGCCTTGGTGGCCATGGCAACGCTGTTCGGGTTGAACATGAACAGCGCCTTCTCACCCAGGATGGTGTCCATGCGACGGTCGAAGTAGGGCACCCCGAAGGATGTCATCTTCGCCTGGTTGCTGGCACCCGTGGGATCGCTGGTCTCCATGCCCACCTTCCACATGTACTGCTTCAGGAGGGTACCGGAGAGCATCTTGCCAGCGGTCAGCTTGTTGATCCACAGCGCCGTGTCGAAGTACCCGAACAGGTCGGGGTTCCATGCCACGGCAGGGATGTAGGTCTCGCTGCCCACGACGGTGTACTGCCCGTCCGTGAACTTGTTGACCCCGGCCGATGCGTTCAGGAACGCGATCGCCTTGGCTGCCCAGAACTCGTCCATCAGCTTCATCTTCTTGAGCAGAGCCCGGGCCACCACTTCCTCCTGCGTGAGCAAGCTGGTGCGGAACATCTCCTCGGTGACGCTGAAGGACTTCTCGAAGCACTCCGTGAGCTCGTAGTTCACGCAGTTGTCGCCGATCTCGTCCCCGTCAATCGTGCACTGGTCGGTGCAGTCCTCGGGGTCGGTGTCGTCGCAGTCGTCAACCCAGTAGACCTTCAGTTCGCGGTCCTTCTCGGGGTTCTCCAGCACCTGGAGTTGTGCGGTCTGGCCGGACAGGATGGCGAGGGCAGGCTCAACGTCGGGGATGTACTCCGCGTTGATGATGCCATCGTTCCAGATTTCGGAGACCTTGGCCTTGATCTCGAGCAGCTTGGAGCAGTCGAAATTACCGGCGGTTGTAGTTGACATGGTTTTTAGGGGTTAAGGTTGGACCTAAGAGGCCACCCCGTTCCGCCTTCCAGCCTCCCTGAGTTTGTCAAGCTGGTCCCGGCGCTCGGCCCGGTCCCACACCGTATCGGTGATGCGCTGCCACTCATTGGCGTACTGTTCGACGGTCTTGGGGTCGAACGCCTTGTCACTGCCGCCCTTGCCAGATTCCTTCCCGTTGCGGTTGGGATCATCCGCTCCCTCACGCTGCTCTCCCTCGGCGAACTCGAAGTACTTGGCCCCGATGGTCTTGATCAGTGCTTCAAACTTGACAGGGTGCCCGTGGGCATCTTCAAGCCGACCGGAGCCATCCGCCTTCATGGGCACGATGTCCGAGATCTCACCGTCTTTCTCCATCAGTTGGTACTTCAGGCCCTTCAATGCCTGGTCCAGCAGTGTCAGTTGTGCGTCGGCCACCGCTTCGTTCTTCGGGAGGATGGGGTTCATCTCCTTGAACGTGCGCATGGCACTGGCCCGGACGCGATCGAAGTCGCGTTCAGCTTTGAACTCGGCACGAACCGCCTCCTCGCGGGCTTTCATCTGCTCCTCGAACGTCTTGGGCAGCGCGTTGGCGTGCTCCTCCAGCTTGAGGTACAGGGGATGCGCCTTCACGGTGTCCTCGGTGAGCGTATCGCCCCCCTTGGTCCGTGCAGCCAGTATCTCCTTAATCAGTTCCTTGCCCTTCTTGTCGGTGGCCTTGATGCCGAATTCGTCCTTCAGTTCCCGCTCCAGTCCTTCCAACGCTTCCCGCTTGCCACGCGAGTAGGTGTCGGCCTTGACCTTTTCGACGTCCCCCTTCAGGGCGGCAACCCTGTCAGCGTCCATCTTGGTCAGGTGGTCCAGTGCTTCAGTCTTGAAGGACCCGTCCTCTTCTTTGAGTGAGGCAACTCCCGTTTCGTCCAGTTTATAGCTGGTGGACAACAGCCCGGTCAATACTTCTTCTGCCGTTGGCATGATGCTCTACTTTGCGGCCTTGGTGGCCTTGTTGGGTTGCTCTTTGGTCACTTCGCGGCTGGCCTCAAGAATGGCTGCTTCGGCAATCGCTGCGGGAATCTTCGAAGCGCGGTCGGCGCTGGTGCGAAGCTCCTCCACAATCTCGTACCTGGAGCCCATCTGCTTGGCCACGATGGTATCCCAGCCCTCCTTGGTCACGGTGTAGACCTCCTCGGTCTTGATGTTCTTGATCTTGTACATGGGCGTCAGGCTTTGGGGGCGGTGGCTTTGGATTTCCACCCGGCTGCCTGTGCCTTCTTGGCCCCAAGGCCAGCGGCGTCCAGCACCTTGTTGATGGTCGGCAGCGTGGATCCTTTCAGATGTGCCTTGGTCGTGATACCTGCCTTGGCCAGCACTTGGGCGACCTTGGGCGTCAGGCTGGGGTCCAGACCGTTCAGTTCGGTGGGCAGGTCTTGCTCGGGGGCCTCCTCCGCAGGTGCGGCAACCGCTTGGGCTGTTTCCTGCGCCTGGGTAGCGGCTGGCTCTGGTGCCGCCTGCTCCGCGCTGGCCTCGGGCTTCGATCCGCTGATCATCACGCTCTCCGCCGCCCGCTCCGCTTCCAGTGCTACTTGGGCGGCGGCGGCGATGGCCGGGGGGATCATCGTGGGGGTCTTCACCTGTTCCAGCTTGGCCTTCGCCTTGGTCTCAGCTTGGGGCGCTCCCTTCACGATGCGGTAGCCCTTGCGGGTGTCGCCTTGGTCGCGGGTGTTGCGCATCAGGTCCCAGGTCTGCTGGCTGATGGTCTTCTGCTGCCCGGTTTTTGTGTTCTCGATCACTACGTATGTCGCCATGTTGTTGCTCTTTGTTCGGGGCGAATGTAGTGACGCGGCGTCACAAAGATGGTCCGCACGCAAAAAGGGCGTCCGTGGTGAGCGCCCTTTTCGTATGGGTCACTTCCCCGTGAACAGGTCCGGGCGGCGGCGCTTGGCCTCCTGCTCCGAGATGTACAGCAGACGGTGCCTGCAATTCCACCTTCCCCTGTCCTCCAGCGGCGCATAGTCCGCAACGCTCCCGCTGTCCTTCTCCTCCTTCGTCCTGGGCAGCGTCGGGTCCGTGGCCCATCCGGTCTTTGGGTCCGTCGCCTCCTCAGTGGTGAAGACCTTATTGTTCCGCTTGATGCAGAATGCCCGTGATGTTTCAATCAGCCCGCCCGAATAGATGAAGTAGCGCAGGTCGAGCCTCTTGGCAAACTCGTTGTTGCTCACAGCGTCGGCCACTTGGTAAGCATCCAGCAGGAAACCGCCAAGGTTGCGCTCAAGTACGCCGGGCGTGTTCTTCGTGCCTGCGACTTTGATTTTTACGGCCCGCTCGAGTTCCCGCATCGGCCTCCCTGCTGCGATGGCCTTGGCGATCATCTTCTTCACCTCCTCCCGCGCCTTGTCGGTCCGGGATAGTTCCCCCATGTACCCCTTGGGGTTGATCTGGTGCTTTGGAGTGAGGCCGAGGCGCTTCCGCATGATGGCGTCCACCAACTTCTTGATCTCGGGGAAGCTGCCGCCCTTGGGCTCGGCAATCTGCCCGTAGTACCGGGCGTTGAGGTCCAGCACGCCGCGCATGTCCTTCACGGCATCACGGCCGATCTTGCGCAGGCCTCTCTTCTCCACTGCCTTGAACACGGCGTCCACCATACCGGCCACGGCGACCGATCCCCGCGTTGATCGCACCCGGCCGTCCTCACCTTCCTGAAGGTCTCGGGATAGTTCTGCCAGCAAGCGGATCACCAGCAGCTTCTCCAGCGCCGCCATGTCGTTGAGCCGTGCGCGTTGCCCGGTATCGAGCAGACGTTCGGCATCCCGGATGGTCTTAGCGGCTCCTTGGTTCATTCGGTGGCGCTATTGCCAGGGCTGGCTGGCAGGTCGTCGGTCGGTTCGCTTCCTTCGCCTGCGGGATCATCGACTCCCATATCATCCGGGCTGTCCGCGTTCTCCCCTTCGCCTGTGCCGTTGTCCTGCTCCTCTTCGCCATCGCCTCCCATGCCCATGTCAACCGCACCAGCATCCTTCTTCTCGTTGATCTCCTCGATCAGCTCCTCCACCACCTCATCGATCATCTCCTGCTGCTTGGCGCGGGCCATGGAATAGAAGTCCACCGGCTTGCCGTCCTCGTCCGACATCGTGCCCGCCCGCTCCTCGCATTCGGCGAAGACGTAGGCGAAGTTCGTCCACAGCACCTTGTTCTCCTCGGTGGTGAGGTCTTGGCTGATCATGGAAACGATGGTCGACTCACTCTTGCCAAGGAACGGGTCAAAGCTGCTCTGCACCTGGGCCTTCAGCAGTTCACGCGGGTCGTCGATGTACAGGTCTTGCAGGATGTCGTTGTTCACCTGGGCCAGTGCGGAGGAACTTGCGCCAGCCGTCCGCATCTCGCCCATCAGCTTCACGCGCTCGGATAAGGTCTCGAATCGCATGTTCCTCGGGAACTCGTGGGACACGGTGAAGGACTTCTTGGCCGTATCCGCGCTGCTCACATACACCGCCTCCAGGTTGTACACCAGCACCCGGCTTTGGCTGTACCAATCCGCCAATGGCTTCAGGGCATCGTACACCGCTTGCAGGTCGATGATCTCACCGGTGGCCGTGACGGCCGAGGAGCTTGCCCGGAACCGGTCCGAGTTGTAGACCGCCCGGTAGCACGACTGCTCCAGCTTGTCCACGTACTTGTCCTGCCAATCCAGCACCTCCACAGGCAGTTGGACGTAGTGGACGAGCTCGGCCAGGGGGAGCAGGTCGTCCTTCGTCCGGGGCATCGACAGGGTGATGTGGTCCTGCCCGCTTCGGTGCACCTGAAGGCCCGACCCGTTACAGGATCTGCACTTGGTCCCGCTTGGCTCGTAGCCGAGGTTGCACTCGGTCAATGTTCCATCCCCTGCCCGGTAGCCTTCGCAGCGGTTGGCGTACATTATCTTCTGGAGAAACGCATGCAGCGCCGCGCTCAGGTCAAGCTCACTGCCCGCCTTGATGCCTTTGAGCAAATAGGGCAGCGCCGGGTGCCACATGTTCACACAGGTCTCCCCCTTGGTGCTTTGGTCTGGAACGTACCCAATGCGGAACGCTTGCACCATGCCGGTGTTGTGGGCGTAGAAGGCCACCTCGTACAGTTCATTTTGGCTGACCCGGTAATAATACCCGGCATCGCGGCCGGTTGTAATGCTGCCGAAGCTGCTCACCGGTCTGCCGTTGCGGTCCAGCACCAATCCATCCGGGCCGCTCGTCATCTTGCCAGCGTCCACCTGCGTGAAGGTCACGTGGTTCTTGTCGGTATACATCCAGAAGGCATTGCCTTCCTTCACAATGGTGTCCGACTTGATGCCGGTGGGTATGTTCTTGCCCTTCTCCGGCTTGGTGACCTCCGTGTACTTGATGTCGCGGTGCACCATCAGCCAGATGAGCTCCCCGTTGGCGTACCGGAAGTTCCACGCATCGGCGCTGCTCACGATGGACGGGTACCCTCTGGCCGTCTCGAATGTGGCATCGTAATCGTCGAACAGCACCAAGCAGAAGGCGTTGGGGTCGATGGCACTCTGGTCAATCAGCACGCTGCTGAAATAGTGGTCGACGTTCTTCCCCGCGTAGAAGTTGGCGATGGCCTTGGAGAAATTCTCATCCTCCTTGGCCTTACCCTGGCCGAAGGTCGCGCTATCCACCACGGGCTTCACCTTGGGCACCTTCCGGGCTGGTGACATCAGCGTGTTGGTGATTGCCGGGGTGATCAGTTGGGTCAGGAGCAGGCGCTGCTTGTACGCCTGCTCGTCTTCCCTCATGTTGAAGCGCCGGATCAGATGCTCGGCCCCTTCGCCGGTGATCATGGGCCGGTAGTACTCTCGGGTGAGGCGGGTAACGCGGTCGTAGTGCCCGTGTTTGAGCTTCTGCGATACGTTGGGTAGAGCAATCCTGACGGCTTGTTCGAGGGTCATGGTGCGGCGTTGTGGCCGCTAATGTACCTCCAAGGCGATCAATATACAGGCCCCACACACCAGCGCCTCGAAGACAACCGCGAACACGAAGGGCGCGTGGGCGAACCGGGGGATGTACATCACCGTGCTCAACGTGTAAATAGTGCTTCCGTGGACTTCCTGTTTGGCAGAAATGCTATGCCACAGCGTATCGTACTGCGCGTCGTCAGCCCTGCGGATCTCCGGCCCCATGTAGGTCGGGTGTTTCCGGTTGGCAATATTGAACACGACCCGGTGGACCATGGCGAAGGCGGCCATGCAGGCGAATGTCACCAGAAGCATCTGCAAGGCGCTGGCCTGCGCGAAGTACCCGAGGACCACGATGCCGATCCCGCCGATCAGCAGCCGCCCGGTGAGCAGGATGTCGTGCTCAAGGTTGCGGCCTACGCCGGTGGCGGTCCTCACTTGGACGAACATCGCCTCGAGGATGCCCGAGGCAATCGCACCAATGACCGTGCAGAGAAGGCATGCAATGGGATAGCTCATATCACAAACATAGCGCCTTCAACCGAACGCTCCATCACTTCCGCACGAACCGGGCGAACAGGTCAGGGAACGCGCCGACCGTCAGGTAGTAGGACGCCTGCAAGCAGTGGCCGTACTTCTCGTAAGTGACGCCGGTGGCGCGGTCCTTCTCCATGACCTTCAGGATGCCCCCGTCCGCCGCCTCCTTGACCTGGATCATGTCCATCGTCGTGTTCACCATCCCCGGGTCGAACGTCACCCACAGGCCCAGCTTCCCGTCGAAGTAGGCGTTCCCGAAGTCCCGCACGATGCTGTGGGAAGGGTTCCGCCTAATCACACGGTCGCTGTTGTTGTGCAGGTAGGGCCGGAGCTCCCTCTCCACGATGTCGTAGTTGTGCCGAATGGCACCCACGACCTGCGTGGTCTTGTTCTTTCCCGTGGCGTCTCCGTAGTAGTAGCAGCCCTTGGCATGGCCAGCGAACGCCCCGTCCCGCATATCCTTGGCCATGCTCTGGGCCAGCGCCTCGGTGGTGGCGAACGGATGGCTCAGGCAGTACTCCTTCAGGAAGTGGCACCGCCAGCGCTTCTTGTCCTCCTCCCACCATATCTGCGCGGCCTGCCCGGTGATATAGGGAGCCGTGTTGAAGTCCATGGTGAAGTGCAGGGCCAGGTCCGGGTTGTACGGGACGCGGACCACGTGCTTGGCCCGGTCGTACCTGTGGAAGAACTCCCGCCCGGTCTTGCGGGTCGCGTTCCAGTCCCCATCCAGCAGGCGGGCCTTGTCGTACTCGTCGTCGCCGTCTTCCAGTTGGCGGCGGTAGCTGGCCACGTGCGCCTTGTCCGGGTTGTCCCCCAGCAAAACCAGAACCCGCGCTTGGTGGGGCTTGAGCTTCACGCGCTCTCCCTCCTTGTTCATCACGTAGCGGTACTTGGTCCAGTAGTCGCCCGGGTTGCCGGTGATCAGCAGCTTTGGCACCATCCCCTTGGACCACGTGCCGCAGTTGTAGCACTCCCACTGGACCGGGTTGCCCTCGTCGTCGCAGTCCACCGCCTTGGACTTCACGGCCAGTCCATCCGCAGCGCAGGCGTGGCAGATCTCGGTGGTCCGGTATCGCAGGCGGCCGGATAGCACCCCGACGCCACGCTCCTCCACCTGGTCCCCTTCATCCACGAAGGCGTATGTGTAGGCCCGGCCCCCGAGGCGCGAATAGTTCGGGTCCTTGGGTTCGTACTTCAGGTAATCCAGTTCAATCGTGCTCCCGTTGTAGAACAGGAAGCCCTTGCCCTCGGTGTATCGGAAATGGACCCCGTCCTTCAGGCCGGACTTGTCCAGCACCTCAAACAGCGTCACAAGGGAGGATTTCCGAAGGTCTTCGGATGATGCCCGGAAGATGGCTGTGCGAATGGCTCGGTACTTCAGGCAGGAAAGAACCAGCCAAAAGCAGCCGAGGAAGGTCTTACCCGGCCCGGCCGATCCGCCGAAGAAGACCTCCTTCTTGGTCTGGTCGTGCAGGTAGTGCCATGCGTTGGACGCCCCTTGGCCGAGTGGTCGTATGCCGCTGGCCTGCTCATTCATCGTCCGGGGTTGGCGGTTGGACCGTGACGTTGATCACCGGGGGCGTGGTGACCAGTGATCCGGAGTGCTCATGCTGCTGGCGGGCCTTTCCGTACCCCCGGTCCAGCAGGATCTCGGCGGCGCGTAGGTCGCCCTTCGCTGCCTTGGCCCGGAGGACGCGCAGGATGGCCTCCAGTGCCGTGAGTTCGTCCTTTTCCTCCCCCAGCACATTGGCCATCAGCTTTTCCAAGTCGGGCAGCTTCTTGGGTCTCCCGTTTGGGTTGCCGGATTGGCCCTTCTTGAACCGGCTGTGCTCGGGTGGGTTCGGTCCCTGTTTCATCCCTGTAAGGTTTCCTGTTCGACCTTGTCTGCGGCCACCTCCTCGAAGGTCCTGCCAGTGGCCTCGTGAATGGCCTTGTTCCCCGTGAACGCTTCCCAACGCTTCACGGCCACGTCCACGTAGGCGGGCGTCAGTTCCATGCCGTAGCAGGTGCGTCCGCTTACCTGTGCGGCCATGATGGTCGAACCGCTTCCAATGAATGGCTCGAGCACAATGCCTCCCACTGGGCAACTGGAGCGGATGGCGCGTTCGGTCAGTGCTACCGGCTTGGGTGTTGCGTGTCCGTGGCGCTCCTCTCCCGTTACTCGGGGGAACTCCCACACGTCCCGCATGATGTCGTGGGCGTTGTCGAAGAACGTGCGGGTCCCGTTGAACTGGCGGCTGAGTTCGTCCTTCACAGCATCCCATTCCCGCTTGAGCTCCTTCCACTCGCGCTTGAAGTGTCCCGGGTATGCTTCGCGCAGGGTCCGGTAGTGCTTGTCCGGGATCAGGGTGAACTGCGACCGGCTGAACCAGTGGCCGTACATGGAGCACCCGCAGACGCGCTTGATGTCGCCCGGTGCGATTCCGGCTGCCTTGGCTTCGGCTTCAAGGGATGCGCGAAGCGGCTCCCAACTGTCGGGGAAGTCCTCCGTGTTGATGTTCCCCAGGAACTGCTTGCCGATCTGAAAGAACAGGCAGCGCTCACTGGCCTCGGGGTACTGGGTGAGGTCCGGCGATGCCATTCCGGGCACGGCCTTCTTGTCCCATACGATCTCGTTGCGAATCTCCAGGTACTCGGAAGCCGAAAGGCCGCCAACGTACCACAGCCGCCAAAGGTCTGGAGCGTTCCCCCAGACGTAGGCGCTGCCGTTGTGCTCCATGTGTGGGCGGATGGTGCGCCACCAGTTCATCTGGAACTCGTCCAGCTTGGCTTTGTACAGGTTGTCGTTCTCCACCCCATCCGCCTCCTTTCCCATCCCGTATGGCGGGTCGGCGTGGCACAGGGAGGCCTGCTTGCCGTTCATCAGCCTTGCCACGTTCTCGGCGATGGTGGAATCCCCGCACATCAGGCGGTGGTCTCCAAGCCTCCAAACGTCCCCGGGCTGCGTCACGGGCTCCACCGGGATGGTCGGGATGTCATCGGGCTCGGTGTAACCTCCGCCCATTTCGCTGCCGAAGCCTTTGGGCAGGTCCATTCCCCAGTCCGAAAGCTGGTCGGCGTCCCATTCGTTGGCCAGCGCGTCCCAGTCCCATTCACCGAAGCCCACGTTGTCCTTGATCACGAACTGCTGGCGCTGCTCCTCGCTCCAATGGTCGGCAAGCATCACCGGTGCCTCCTTGATCTTCAGGTCTTGCAGGGCCTTCAGGCGCATGTTCCCGCCCAGCACCATGAACGTCCCGTCGGCCTGGCTCACGGCCACGATCGCCCGGTAGTTGAGCATGTCGGGGAAGTCGGTGATGGACTTCTTGAGCTTGGCGAACTTCTCGTCCCGAAGGACGCGGGGGTTGTTGGGGTTCCCCTTGAGCTTGCCCAGTGGGATGTTAATCGGGCCGTTGGTCTTCATTCCTCTGGGTTGGCGAATGCCATGGTCGGTGTGCTGTCGGTGGTCAGTTGCCCGACCTGAATGTTCTCGAATGCCACCTGAAGGAGCCAGTTGTAGACCTTGGCATGGCAGGGGATGCATCCGCTCATCATGGGGCCTCGGCTGCTGTGGGCGTTGAACAGGTTGAAGGCGCGGGCCATGGTCACGCTGTCCTTCCACTTAATGATGCCCCACCGTCCTCGGGGGATTTCCTCGATACGGGTGTCCTTGAGGATGGCGATGGCGTCTTCGGGTATGTTGCTCATGCTGTTGCTGTCTTCTGGTCTCCGTAGTACTCGATCGCCATCCGGTGGTATCGCCGAAGCTGGCTCTTGGCCTTGAGGTCCGTCAGGCGGTACTCGGATAGGAACTGATCCATGATCCGCTCCAAGGTCAGTCCCGGAAGCGCCCGGCGCATTCCTTGAACGTAGCCGAACATCACCAAGTCGAAGTTGGACCGGTGCATGAAGGCCGTGAAGTCCCCGGACGGCTTGGGTGGCATCAGCGGGATGTGATGTGCCTATGGTCGTAGCGCCCGGTGGCTCCCTTGTGCGCCCCCTTGGTGATGGTCAGGTAGTACAGGTCCTCGAACTTCGGGTCCCGCTCCTTCACCACGGCCTCGCACTTGCCCCATACTCCAGCGTCGACCTTCACCTTTTGGCCCTTGCGGAAGGATGTCTCCTTGGCCTTTGTCGCCTTCTTCTTGGGGCCAGCGTTCACCGGGAACTTAGGGTGCTGCTTGCGGAACTCCGCCTCGCTCAGACGCACGATGCCCACTTGCTCACTGCCCTTGTAGGCGGCATCCAGAAAGCGCTCCATGCTCAGTTGCAGGACGGCCTTCTTCTTCACGGGCTCATTCAGGCATGGCTTGCCGTTGTGGCTCATGATCACCGGGTAGTGGTGGGTAGCGCTCCGGGTGACCAGATAGAGGGTGTACTTCAGCTTGTTGCTCATGGCTCAGAAGTTCCAGACGTTATTCCAGATCCACATGGCGACAAGGTAGGCAGGCTTCCCGATGAGGGCAAACACCGAACCTCCCACCAGCAGGAAGACAGCCGCAGCGATTGCCGTCTGTGCGGCCCTGAATGCTGCTGTAATGATGCCAAGCTGCCAGACCTTTTTGAGGTACGTCAGAAGCGGACCGGGTTTCTGTTCAGGTCCAGCGGTTGTAGGTGTAGGCTCTGCCATGGTTCAGCGTTCAGGTTGATGGGTTTGCTATCCTCGTACCACTCCGGGTGCTTGGCGAAGGTACGCATGGCCTCGTCGGAGTAGATGATGTCGGTGACGTACTTCAGGCGCTGACGCCAGTTGCCCGTGGGACCGGTGCCACGGTTCTTTCCGTACAGGCCCGCGTGGTACGCCTTGGCCTGCCAGGGGTAAGCGATGGGCCGCGACTGCCGCATCTGGATCCGGCGGATCAGCCCGTCCTGCTCAACGTACCCGTGGCCGATCGGGCTGTTGGGGAAGGTCTTACGGCAGTACGCCTCCGGGTTTGTGAAGTAGTCGCCAACGCTGTGCGGCATGACCAGCGTTTGCAGCACCTCCTTGCGGAAGGCAACGCCGAGGCTGCAATAGTCGCCGTCGCTCAGGTAGTAGGCGTTGTTGGGACCTTGGTCAACGAGCTTCCGGTTGGGGTTGGCAACGGCAATGGAGCAGAACAGGGTCGGGTCCGCTTCGTGCACCTGCTCATGGAAGGCGAAGAAGTCCGTGGCTACCATGATGTCCTCCTCGATCAGTATCACCAGCCCATCGGATAGCTGGGCGGCCAGTGCGTACCCTTGGAGCAGGTTGTGGCTTTGCTTGCTGATCTCCCGATACTTCGTGGGGCCAGCCTCGCTGATCTGGTGGGAGAATGGAAAGCCCGCCAGCACCTCATGGATGGCCGGGTCGTAGCCTCGGTCCAGCCTGAAGATGTAATGGTAGGCGTCGGACCCGTGGGCTCGTTTGATGTTCTCCAGCGCGTGCCAGAGCATTTCCGGGCGACGCCAGCAGGGGATCAGGACTACGTTCATGGTCGGAGGCGTGCTGCTGGGGTGTAGGTGACGGGATAGCGCCCCGAGGCGCTGAAGTGGAAGGTCGGGGCCAGGTTGTACCGCTCGGTGAGCACGTACCCAAGCGGGGCAAGCAGGGCGCTGATGCTTTCCAGCACCGGCTCGTCCCATATCTCGATGAAGAGTTCCGGCTTGCAACGGCGGATGGTCTGCATCGCCCCAGCAAGTGCTGCCTCCTCCATGCCCTCCACGTCCAGCTTGATCACCCGAACGTCATCGGTATCCCGCACGTGGTTGTCGATCTTGGCGATGGCAATCCCGGCCTCGCAGCCTTCGTCCGGCGTGAGTTCCCACTGGCAGTTCTTCCCAGTGCCTCCCAGCTTGGCCGATGCGTAGCCCTCCTCCCGGCCAACGCCCTCCTGAATCACCAAAACCTTTCCGCCACGGTTGAAGTGTGCCACGTTGAAGATGAGCAGTTCGGCGTTGACCTCCATCGGCTCGAAGGCAATCACCTGATCCGCCCAGAGTGCGAAGGGCAGCGTATGGTTCCCCACGTTGGCCCCTGCATCAATCCATACTCCGCCGCGTGGAAGGTTCCGTTCCATCCAGTCGAGCATGTGGTGTTCGCAGAGCTCCCCATTCCGGTAGTGCGTCTCCATGATCTCGTCATCCACGCGGATGGTGAAGGTGTGGCCATATCGGGTGATCTGGTAGGTGTTCATGCGGTTCTGGGGAATAAATAGCCAGCGGTCTGGCCGTCATGGTGGTGGTTTCCGATGGTGCTGTCGCTGGTGCCGATGTGGTCGGCGAGGCTGGGGACGTGGAAGAACAGCCGCGTCCCGGTCCTGCGCATGGCCTCGAACAGAACGGAGTCCGGCTTGCGGGCCAAAGTCTCCGGGGCCTCCTCAATCACATCCTCCATCACCTCGGCCACAGCTTGGGCCAGCCAGCAAGGCATAATCACGGAACCGCCCCATAGGTGGTAGTGCGGTTCGACCTCCAGCCAGCCTCGCTCCTCCCTTCGGTCGTGGGGGATGTTCTGTTCTATGGTCCACAGGCTGTACCCCGTCCGGTAGAAGCGCAGCGGGGATGTGATGCGAAGGAGGAACGACTGGTCGAAGATCAGGTCGTCATCTACCACGACCATCAGTTCGGGGCCTTCGCCTTGTGCAAGGTCGCGCATGGCCCGGATCAGGTTGCGCGTGGGGCCGAACTCTCCGCCGTCGGCGTAGACCTTCACCTGGCCGATGCCAGCGGCGTGAAGCGATGCGATGGTGGCCGGAAGCGTGCAGCGTTGCGAGGCGGTATAGTGGATGATGCCGACGCGGATCATTTCAGCAGGCGGATTAGGTTCTCCTCAAATGCCGCCCCGTCCTTCAGGTACTGCTCCCGCGCATGGCCACCAAGTTCCACCAGCAGGGGAAGCGGGCACGCCATAGCAGACCGGATGCAATGCGCCAAGGCTTGAGGGTCAACGTGCTGGTGGGTAGCCAAGTTCTGCCATCCACGTGAAGCTACCCCAGCCAAAAGGCCGAACTCCCCGCCGACCAACTCATCCATGGGGTGCCCAGCCGTGGAGATGATCACCGCACCCGCCGACCGGGCCTCGTTGATGTAGTGGCCGAAGCCCTCGTACGAAGAGGGGCAGACGTGGACCGCATGTTCATTCATCAGCCGCTTGAGTTCAGCCGCGTCCTGCCTGCCCAGCACCGTGACGTTCTCCGGGGGCGATGCAATCGGGTTCTTCGTGACCATCGTCAGGTGGTGCTGGGGAAGCATCCGCATGGCCTCGATCACCGCCGCCGTGCCCTTGGCCGAGGACCCGCCTGCAACGTGAAGCAGGGCCTTCTTCCGCTTCACCGTTGGGTCGTGCATGTCGAAGGAACTCCAGCCCGTGTACTGCACGTCGCGGTGCAAGCCTTGAAAGATGCGCTCACAGTCCCGCGTCTTGGCCCATACCTGGGTAAGCCCGTGCAAATGTGGTCGCCATTCCCGCACGAACCATTCGGGGTTTGGGACCAAGATGTTCCGCTTGGCGCTCTGGTAGTGGTTCGGGTTCAGAAGCTCGATGAAGATGTTCACGTCGAAAGACCCCGCCGCCGATGGCTTGGCCTGCCAGTCCACCGAACTCACCTGCAT